GAAGAGGGCGCGCCCGTATTGTATTGCGGCGTACTGTTCGAGCGCGAGAGCCGCCCGACGCAGGTATTCGCTACGGGCGTGAACATCATCGACGACCAGAACCTCGAACAGCAGAAAGCCGAGAATATGCGCCTGCGCATCAAAGCGATCAGTCTGATGCCGGACAATAAGAAAATAAAGGTGGAGGTCGGCGATGCGGACGGCGAACACCGCACGCTCCACACCTACAACAAGAACGAAAGCGAACTGCGGGCGTGGGTAGAACAGGAGATAAAACGCCTGAAACGAGACGGTCTTACGGGCAGTTTCACGACGTTCGGTTATCGGCTGGTGGATAAGCTGGATGTCGTCGGCGTAAAGATAGACGGCGAGAAGAAAGGCGTTTATCAGGTCAAGAAGAATGTAATCAAATACGGTACGGGCGGTTTCCGGCAGGAAATCACGCTCGGGGCGAGAGTAGCGGAATGAGCAATATACAAGATGCAATCAGACAGTTGGCGCAAGGCGGTCGGCAAACGGTGAGCCTCGTGTGTACGGTGGACGCAGTGGATAAGGATGCGCGCACGGTAGACTGCACGCCCCTCGATGAGGGGGCGCCGCTCTTGGGCGTGAATTTGCAGGCCAATCAAGGGAGCAAGTTCGGAATCGTGGCTTTCCCCCGCGTGGGCAGTTACGTGGTGGTAGGTTTCGTGGCCGACGGCAGTGCAGGGGTCGTACTGCTGACCGATGATGTGGAGAGTGTAGAGGTGGTCATCAGTGAAAGCACCGCGCGCATCGAGGCCGACGAGGAGGGTGTGCACGTGCGGATGGGCGATGACACCAGCGCAGAACTTACCGGCGAGGGAGTAATACTCAACGGCGGCAGTTTTGGGGGCATGGTCAAAGCGGAGCAACTTGCCCAGCGTATCAATGCCATAGAGAAAGATATCAACACGCTTAAGAACGTGTTTTCCGCGTGGGTGACAACTCCGAACGATGGCGGAGCGGCCTTGAAACTTGCTGCCGCTGCGTGGGCAGGCTCTCTGCTTACGCTGACCCAGCGAAGCGATTATGAAAATGGAAAAGTAAAACACTGATGAACGGTATACTGATAGATGCGGAAAGCGGCGACCTGCTCGTGCAGCACAGCAGTGTCGTGATAGGCGATACAGACAGCCAGATTGCCGAGGGCGTTCTTGTATCGATGCGCGGCGAGTGGAAAGAGTGTCCGCTTATCGGAGGCGAAGTGACGAAGATGCTGGGCGGCCATGTGGATGTGATGTGGCGCGGAGAGGTCAAGAAGATGCTGGAAGCCTGCGGTCTTGAAGTACAGAGGATCAGCGTTTCGGAAGATAACGTTATAACGGTAGAGTGATGGAAGTCAAGGCAAAGGACAGGCAGAGCCTGCTGGATATGGCCGTACAGACGGCTGGCAGCGTGGAGGCTGCGTTCAGGCTCTCGGCGGCCAACGACATAGGCATTACGGACACTTTGGAGGACGGGCAGGTACTCAATACCGTACCCGTTGAGAATGCCGAGACGGTACGCCGTTACGGTGTACAGAAGATAGAACCCGCCACTGCATTGAGTGCGGAGGAGATGTCCGCACTGGCACAAGAGGGCATCAATTTTATGGGTATTGAAATAGACTTTATAGTAAGTTAAAAAGAGATGGCAAGGACAATCGCGGAAATAAAGGAAAGCATTGCGGCGGACTTCATGCGTAATTCGGACGTGGCGCGTGCTTATGGCTTTGAAGCGGGTGCGGCATTTACGTCGCATTTCAGCAGGGTAAGTATCGAAAGTCTGCTGTTCTATATCGTTGCCTGCGCTACGTGGGTTCTGGAGTGTCTGTTCGACCAGCACAAAACGGATGTGGAGAAGCGTATCGAAGAGATACTGCCTCACCGCCCGAAATGGTATCGGGATAAGGTGCTGGCCTTTATGAAAGACAAGACCCTTATTTCGGACACCGATACCTACGATACTGTCGGCATGGGCGAGGACGACATAGAAGCAGCTCGCGTTGTAAAACATGCCGCGGCTTCCGAGAACAAGAACACATCTATCCTGACGATCAAGGTTGCCGGAGAAAAGAACGGCGAGCGGTGTCCTCTCGATGCGGAGACAGAGACGCAACTTGCAGCATACATAGCCGAAATAAAGGATGCCGGCGTACGCGTAGAGTTGGTAAATATCGATGCTGACACATTCAACTGCGAGGTTGACATCTACTACGACCCGATGTTGTTGCCCGAGCAGGTGGAGAATGCCTGTCGCGAGGCGATAAAGGAATACATCGAAAACCTGCCGTTCAACGGCGAATATACGAACATGGCGCTCGTGGACAGGCTACAGATGGTAGAGGGTGTCAAGATTCCCGAACTGCGCAGTGCATCGACTTCTGCAAACGGCGAAGCGACAGCCGTGCCGATAGACGCGCGTTATGTTCCTCAGGCAGGCTACTTCATGGTCGGAAGTCTCACTATAAATATGTTCCCATATTGATGAGCCTTTATGACCTTAAAATAAAGCGTCTGGCGTTGCTGTTACTGCCCACTTTCTACCGCAAGCCACTGATTGCCGCCTTTGCTCAAAGCATGGTGCAGGGTGTAAACATCGTGTACGGAAATTTCATGCGCTGGCGTCAGGACAAGCAATACAGATTGTCGCATAATGGACAGGTTTGCTACCTGCGGGCAGTGCTGAACGACCAGTTCGACCCTATCGAGCGGCGAATTACGATCACCGACGGTACGGCAAACATGGATTTGCTTACCCTGTACTGCCGAGACATGGATATGGCGGCATTGGTGCCGTCGCGAGGTGCGGATAACAGTATGACGTTATACCGGCGCGGAAGCGGAGAGAACGGTTACGATTTTTGGGTGAACATTCCCGTCGCACTGTACGACACGGTCGATACGGAAAGACTGAGAGCCATCGTCGACGCGTATAAGCTGACATCAAAACGATTCTCGATAAATTACATATAAATGAAACAGACACAAGGCAGATTCTTATTGCAGCCGAACAGAGACTTCCCGGCAGATTGCGAAATGCTGGATTATATGCAGACTAATGCCCACGTCGTATCTATCATCGGTAATCTGGCCGGCGACAAGGCGGTATTGCTGGGATGCGAGCCGCTTAACGAAACGCAGCGCGGGGAGGGATACGTCTTTCTGCGAACTAAAGACCATCCGGAGGGCGAGGTGCTGTTCTGGGAAGGCGGCTCAACGTCCGGGGGCATGTACCTTAAACAAGAAACAATCTCCGTGCAGGCGCACGGTTACGACTATCCGGAGGCGTACGTCCGGCGTTCTCTCGCTGCCGGAGTCGGCTCGGAAAACTACAAATGGACGGACTTTCACGAGGCACGCTCGCTGCCGAAACTCACTGCGGAAATCGAAACCCTGCGGACGGCGTTGGCGAATATCAAACAGTCGCCCATCGGGACGGTGGAGATATGGGCTGGTGGAGACGAAATACCGGAAAATTACGCGCTCTGCGACGGACGTGCACTGCGTCAGGGTTTGAACTACGCCCTGTACAGTGTCCTCGGCGACAAATACAACGAGGCTCCCGACTGCAACGGACGACCGCAGACCACATCGTTCGGGTATTTCCGTCTGCCTGATTTGCGCGGGCGGTTTATAGTGGGATATAACGGCACGGATAGCGATTACAGCAGTTACGGTCGCGCCGGCGGCGAAAAGAAGCATACGCTTTCTGCCGGTGAAATGCCCTCGCACACGCATATTTTCAAGGACTATTACCAGAATGAGCGGCTGTACGGTTCTGGTGGTATAGACGGTGCTGATAAGGTAGACCCTTCTGTGGGGACTTATGGCGCAAGCAGCGACTGCAAGTATTTACTGTACAAAGAGCATAATACATCATCCTCCGGCAATAATCTCGCACATGAGAACCGTCCGCCGTATTACGTACTTGCTTATATCATGCGAATAAAATAAAAAAACTCAGACAATGGCAATACGTGCACGCTCGCTGCTCCGAAAGTGGTTCGGACGCGGGCAATATCCGACGGCGGAACAGTTTTCCGATTTTTTCGACAGTTTCGTGCATCGCGACGAGGATAAGATCGCGATCGACAAGGTAGACGAACTGCCCGACCGGTTGAACGGTAAATACGGTCAGGACGACGGCGTTCGGTTGGAGGGACAGCTGGAACAGCTCTCCGATACGTTATCGGGACATATCATTATATCCGACGACCATTTCATACGTCTCGACGAGGGACTCGCAGCGGAAACCGCCCGCGCCGAGGGAGAAGAAGCCGCTATCCGCGGGGAACTGGCCGCGGGCGATGCCGCCACGCTGCAATCTGCGAAAACTTACGCCGACGGGAAAGTAGCCGACGAAGCAACCCAGCGGGAACAGGGCGACGCCGCAACCCTACAGGCGGCGAAAACGTACACCGATGCGGAAACCGCCCGCGCCAAAGGGGAAGAGGCGACTATTCGCAACGCTCTGACAACGGGCGATGCCGCCACGCTGCAATCTGCGAAAACTTACGCCGACGGGAAAGTAGCCGACGAAGCAACCCTGCGCGAACAGGGCGACGCCGCTACTCTACAGTCGGCGAAAACGTACACCGATGCGGAAACCGCCCGCGCCGAGGGGGAAGAGGCTGCTATTCGCAATGAACTGACCGCGGGCGATGCTGCGACCTTACAGTCAGGAAAGACTTACGCCGACGGGAAAGTAGCTGCCGAAGCGGCTCTGCGCGAACAGGGCGACGCCGCAACCCTTCAGGAGGCGAACGAACATACTGGCTCGCTCGTGGCTTCGGAACAAGCTGCCCGCGAAAGCGGAGACCGGACGACACTGCAGTCTGCGAAGGATTACGTGGATAAGGCCATCGCCGAACTGGTGGACGGCAGTCCCGCCGCGCTCGACACCCTTAAGGAGCTGTCAGCCGCACTTGGCGACGACCCGAATTTCGCGGCGACGGTTGCGGGACAAATCGGTCAGAAAGTCGATAAGGTGACCGGCAAAGGGCTTTCGACCGAAGACTATACTACAGCCGAGAAATCGAAACTCGCAGGCATTGCTACAGGGGCGAATAACTATGTCCACCCATCAGCACATCCCGCGTCGATTATCACGCAGGATGCGTCTCATCGCTTTGTGACCGATACCGAAAAATCGACGTGGAACGGTAAGGCATCAACAGCCGTAGCCACCGCTTCGGCAAACGGCCTCATGGCTG